TTTTGGAGATTATAAAAAATACAAGAAAGGAAGGGATTAATGATATGGGTATCCCGTTAACAAAAGGAAAAGTTCAGACCGCAAAAAAAGTCATTATCTACGGACCGGAGGGTATCGGCAAGTCGACTCTGGCATCGCAGTTCCCTGATCCGGTGTTTATCGACACCGAGGGTTCCACGAAGGAGCTCGATGTCTCTCGTTATCCGAATCCGAGGGAATGGAACGACATCATCACTTATGTGAATGATTTCATGGAGTCGATGCCCGGCAGGACACTGGTTATCGATACCGCAGACTGGGCAGAGCAGCTCTGCATTGCACAGGTCTGTATTGATCAGGGTGTGAAGGGCATTGAGAGTGTCGGCTATGGCAAGGGTTATGTCTATCTCTCGGAGAAGTTCACGGAGCTGTTAAGGCGCTGTGATGAGCTCATTTCCCAGGGTGTGAATGTCGTGTTCACGGCACATGCGCAGATGCGTAAGTTTGAGCAGCCTGACGAGATGGGCGCTTATGATCGCTGGGAGATGAAGCTCACCAAGAAGGATGCACCGCTTTTGAAGGAGTGGGCCGACATGGTTCTTTTCTGTAACTACAAGACCGATGTTATCACTGACTCCAACACCAAGAGCAAGAAGGCCACAGGTGGCAAGCGCATCATGTACGCATCTCACCATCCATGCTGGGATGCGAAGAACAGATACGGCCTGCCTGACACGATGCCGATGGAGTTTAAGCAGATTAAACCTCTTTTTGACGGTATCGAAGCCAAGGCGAAGGAGCCTGACTACCGTGCGAAGGTACGTGAGTATGTCAAGGGCATGTCACCGGAGGATAAGCAGGCATTCATAGAACATTACGGTATCAACGTGGGAACCACGAATGATGAATATAAGGCCATTTACGAAAAGGAAGTAGGAGGTATCTAATATGGCAGACGAGATTAAGAACAACGCAGCAGAGATGGACTGGGACAGCGGTATCGCTGCAGAGGTCGGACAGAGCAACCTGCCACCTGTAGGTGAGTACGGATTCACTGTTATCGAATTTGAGAAGACGATCTCAAAGGCTGGCAAGAAGATGGCGCACATCGTTATCGAGCTTGATGCTGAAGGTCAGTTTTGGAAGATCCACGACTATCTGGTTCTCCAGGACAACATGGCATGGAAGATCGCTACATTCTTTGAGTCACTCGGCTTGAAGAAGAAGGGCGAGCCTTTAGTCAAGATGCCGTGGGATCAGATCCTCAACGAGACGGGCCGTGTCAAGATCAAGCACGAGGCTTACGATGGTAAGGAGTCATGCAAGGTTGACCGCTACATTGTTACGGATGCATCTCAGGCTCCGAGCGCACCGTCCAATAACGATATGCCGTTCGAGATCTGATTATGGAAGATTCAAGAGCATTATTAAATGCGTTAAACGCTCTTGATCCTGCCAAGTGCACCTATTCAGAATGGGTACAGGTAGGCATGGCCCTCAAAGCCGAGGGCCTGCCGTGCTCAGTCTGGGACGATTGGTCGCACAGAGATTCCGCACGTTATGTTCCCGGTGATTGTGAAAAGAAATGGAATACCTTTAACGACTCCGGGACTAACGGTGGAACCATCGTATATCTTGCTGAACACTACGATAATTATAAACCCTACCGTGAACTCGATTGGGATGATGGCCTTGATGCCTACTATGAGGAGGTTCTTACGGTCGAGACCAAGCCTGACGAGAAGCCGTACCAAATGGCAGTCAGATTCCTTGAGACACTTTTTGATCCGTCCGAGAGCGTGAGCTATGTCCACTCTGCGAGATGGAAGGAGGACAAGGAGAAGTGGGTACCTGCAGACGGTGGTCACGTCAGGAGTGTTGGTGATCTGGTTAAAGATCTTAAAAAGCACAGGAAGCTCGATGATGCTTTCGGCACGTTTAAGGATGAGGCTGGCGGTTGGATCCGCATTAATCCGACCACAGGGGCTAATGACAAAAATGTCACGAGATTTGCTTATTCGTTGGCCGAGTCTGACGATCTCTCCATTGAGGATCAGAAGAAGCTCTTTATCAATTTCAAGTTGCCGATCGCAACGCTGGTAGAGTCCGGAGGCAAGTCCGTTCATGCTCTCGTTAAGATAGACGCGCAGAACGAGGTCGAGTATAAGCAGCGTGTTTCATTCCTTTATGACTGGCTTGCCAAGCATAACTTTGTTGTAGATGAGAATAACAAGAACCCTGCAAGGCTCTCGAGACTGCCCGGTGTCATGCGCAACGGTAAGCTGCAGAAACTTATCGCAACGAACATCGGATGCGCATCCTGGCTTGAATGGATCGACTACATCGAGGGTGTCGATGATGACCTGCCACCGCTGGTGTCTCTTTGGGACCAGTTGCAGGAACCTCCGACACTCTCACCTGAGCTTATCGGAGGTGTTCTCCGAGAGGGATGCAAAATGATCATCACTGGTGAGTCAAAGGCAGGCAAGACATGCTTATCGCAGAACCTTGCTGTATGTATTGCCGAGGGCAAGCCGTGGCTCGGGAAGTTCGCCTGTACGCAGGGTAAGGTCTTGTATATCAATCTCGAGGTTGAAGCTGCATCGCTTTTTTTCAGATTCAAGGCCATGTATCACGCGATGGACATGAAGATCTCGAAGGAAGGCGGTCACAACATCGTGCCGTGGAACCTCCGAGGCCATGCATCCTCGATGGAGAAGCTCGCACCGAAGATAATCAGGCGATGCCGTGAGACGGGGCCGTATAAGGCCATCATCATTGATCCTCTTTATAAGGTCCAGCAGGGTGACGAGAACTCGGCCGAGGCTATCTGTAACTTCACTAATGCGCTTGATAAGATCGCGCACGAGACGGGCGCTGCCATTATCTATGATCATCATCATCCGAAGGGCACGGCCCGTGAGAAGGTCATTGACCGTGGCGCTGGATCCGGTGTGTTTATCCGTGACGCGGATGCCCTGGTGGATATCTCTAATCTCGAGGCAGGCAACGATGCACCGGACCTCGTGAAGTCTCTGGTTAAAGAAGGAGAGAGACCGATGGTCATGTCATTCGTACTCCGAGACTTCAAGGATATCGAAGAGCAGAAGATCTGGTTTAAATTCCCGTTGCACTATATCGACAGTGCAGGCTTGCTCGAGAACTGTCATTTGGAAGGATCATCGGAGGCCAATTTCTCTAAAAACCCGAACCGCAAGTCTGATGATGAGAAAAGGCGCATTGTCGAAGGTGCTTTTGCACAGTGTCAGAACAACGGCTATGCGAAGTTCTCTGACATGGAGGAGTTCTCCGATGTGAATGCCCGTACCCTGCGTAAGTATGCGCTTGAGCTGGGTGATTATGACGTTATGCACGGCTTTTTGAAAAAGAAGGATTCAGCAGATTTTACCGATGTGCAGAATTAGTCAAAAACATTTTATAAATAATGCGTATCGCTATATATATATGTGCAGATGCACATTTTCTGTATCTGGGGGAAAATGTCGCCCTACAGGGCGCGACATTCTCCCCATACAGATACTTTCTGCGATATGCGGAAAGGAAACTGCATGATAACTGCAAAACAGTACACCGAGACTTATACCCGTTATCAGAAAATGCTGCGTGATTATTCCGAGAACATTTCGAAGTCACAGGAGGGCAGAAAGACGTTGATCAAGAGCACGGCCGATGCCGAGTGGCCTGATCTTCTTTCGGAGGCAGTCGAATGCATCTATGCCATGACGGGTGACGTTTGTTTTTACAAGTCTGTAATCAATGCGATCGAGAAGCGCAGAGCCGAGAAGGTCGTGTTGGTTCAGAAGGCGGAATGGATCCAGACCGAGTTTGACGAACCTCTTTCTGGTGGCGGTCAGCTCCGGGTTAGAGGTTTCAAGTGTTCAGCCTGCGGAGGATTCCGATACAAGCGCCAGGGCATGAGTAAGTTCTGTGAGTTCTGTGGAGCAGAGATGGGAGGAAAAACAAATGGAACCTAATGAGCTTTGCTGGAGCACTGGCAATTATACAGATGAGTGCGACTGTGAGTTATGTTCTCACAAGCACGAGTGTAGTGGGTATGGAGGTGACAATGATGAGGACGATTGATGCAGATGCTTTAATGGAAGAGTTCGCTTCTCGTGCGAGAGCTGCGAGGAACTGGAAGGAAGGCGCCACAATGGAAGGCAACAGCGAGGCCGCAATAAGAGCGGATGCCACTCTCACCTTTTTGTCCGAGATAAAGCTCACGATCGAGAAGGCTCCGACAGTTGAACCTTGTTATCAGACTACATCATGTTTAGATTGTGGCAATTACGATAAGGAAAACTATAATTGTCCGAGGTTTTGTGAAGTAATCAAAGGGGCAATCAAATCAAGACCGCAAGGTAAATGGAAATTAAGAAAACTTATTGGTGAAGGCATCATCATGCACGAGTGTTCCATTTGCGGAAATGCCATCGATGTTGATTGGGATGAATTTAAGAAAGGCAGTTGGAAGTTTTGTGATATGTGCGGAGCGAGGATGATCGGAGGTGAGGATAATGGATCCGATCGAGATTAAGATTCTTGGCAATCCTTCAACAAGGACTGCACAGCAGAAGGGTGTCACTGTCATTCACGGACATGTACACCACTACGAGAAGAAGGAAGTGAAGCTGGCGAAG